TCACTGACAACGATATTGACAATAAAGCTGTCACTTTCATTGAAAACGGTTTGTTTCCCCAACGATGACTATTAAGCTGACTGATGTAGTCAAGTATTACAAAGGTCTGCCTAATCAAGTTAAAGCCCTTCAAGCCCTTGAACAACTCTTGGGTGAGAAGGGTCTTTCTGATTCTCAGGAATGGGTCCAACTGTGGCGTTTGCCTGCTGAAAAGCCCCCCGCTAAAGCGTTTGACAATACGTGGGATGGCATTGAAGCAGCAGCCGCTGCAGCTGGCGCTAAATTTCCTGAGGTTGTGGCAGCCCAATGGGCGCTTGAATCTGCATATGGCACCGCAATAAGCGGTAAAAACAACTTCTTTGGAATCAAAGGTACTCCAGGAACCTTGAAGACTACTTGGGAAGACTACGGTAACGGTCCTGTCACTATTAAAGCCACCTTTAAGGACTTTGCTACACCCTACGACTGCGTTAAACACCTCGTAGACCAGTGGTATAAAGACTACAAAGGCTATAAAGGTGTTAATCGCGCTGCTACGCGAGAGGACTGTGCTTACCTGCTTAAGGCTGAAGGTTATGCGACGGATCCAATTTACCCACAAAAGTTGGTCCGTCTCATGACTCAACATGACTGAAGCTATTATTTCTGGAGCAATTGCCATTATTGCTGGTCTTTCTGCCGTTACTAATAGGCTGCACGGCAGAATTAATGGTGTACACAACCGTATTGCGGAGATTGATCGCCGCATAGATACATTTGAACTTCGTGTGGTCGCTAATTACGTCCAAAAGACTGATCTTGAGAAGTCTATGGAAAAGATGGAAGAGCATATGGACCGCATTGAGAACAAATTAGACAAGATTATTATGAGAAATGTCTAAGCAAAAAGCAACCGAGGACATGTTTAACGAGCTTCACAACCTTGTTACTACTGAGTTCCTACAACGCATCAAATCTGGGGAGGCCAGTACCCAAGACCTTAAGGCAGCTTGTGACTGGTTGGCAAAGAATGACATTAGTGGTGTTCAATACGACGGTAATCCGTTGGATAAACTGGCGTCTGTGATGCCTAAGGTAGACCCTGAAATGGTTCAACGGAGGCTTTATGGCGCAAAGCACTTCTGAATACTACAAAAACAACCCAAAAGCTAGAAAACGTCGTCTTAAGCAGCAAGCTAAGTACAACAAAACCAACGAAGGGCTGAAAATCCGCACTAATGCTAACAAGTTGAACCGTAAACTAGGTACTTACGGTAATGGTGACGGTAAAGATGCCTCTCACACTGGTCCTAACACAGGAAAACTTGAGTCTCCTTCCGCTAACCGTCGTCGTCCCCGAAAAGGGCAACGTTACGCATGACACCGCTACTGCCTACGCCTGATCACTACCTACAAAATTTAATAACCATGACAAGTCCTGAAGCTAAACGGCTCTGGAGAAGGGCTATTAAAGAACACTTCAATTGTCAATGTGTATATTGTGGTAAAACTTATGAATTACATGAACTTACATTGGATCACGTACGTCCTCGCTGTTTTGGTGGCCAGGATCTTCTTTCAAACATCGTCCCAAGTTGCAGACAATGTAATCAGGCTAAAGGCAGTAACAATTGGCTCACGTGGATGAGGCAAACTTTTGGGGTTACTCACCGCGAACAACTCATTCTTCATCACATTAACTAAGCTTTATTATGGACAGAACTCGACGCAGACAAGGTAGAGTGGAGTATCGCCAACCAAATGGTAGTTGGTCAACTAAACCCCCTAAAGGTGGTGCTATTGTTAAAGCGCCCAGTAGTGCAGCCACTAAACCTTCCGCTAAACCTTCCGCTAAACCTTCCGCTAAACCTACAGCAGGTAGTCGGCCTGCTCTTCCGCCTGGCCGGAGCGTCCCTGGTGGCCGTAAAGGTGGTGTAGGTGCAGCGTTGCTTGGTATCCAATTGGGACAAGCATTGGCACCTGCAATTGCCCGTCCGTTCAAAGAAGCAATCCGTACCGAGCGTGGTCAACGGGCAGCAGAAAGTGCTCAATATGGTAGGTATGCGGCTCCTAGTAGTCAAGTAAGGTCCACTCCTGCAGCTTCTAAACCTAAACCAAAACCCTCTCAGCCCCCTGCAGCTGCCCCGGCAAGGCCCTCTCGCAGCTCTTCAGGTACTAGCACCCCTGCAAGTTCCCAGAGGCCAGCTGCAAGCCCCGCTAAGCCTAAAGTGCCTGACTCTCCTCCGGCTCCCAAGGATGACTCTCCTCCGGCTCCTCGGGCTAGTGTGGCTGATACTCTTGCTGAGCTTCGCTCTATGAGGGAGGAATCAGTTAAGCGGCAAGCTAGCTCTAATGAGAAGCTGAAAATTGCTCAAGAAAAGCAACGGCAACGTCGTAAGCCAGGTTCTTAATTCTTTTTTGTATTATCGCCGCTCAGCAATGGGCGGCTTTTCTCTTATGACTATCAAACAGGCAAGCGACGGTTCTTGGAGAATTAAGGAGAGTCAACGTGACGAACTCCTAAACCTTCTCTTTAAACACCTTTCTGAAACAGGCTCTTTTAAAGGGTTTGGTAAGATTTTTGTTGAAGGAGTAGCACGTAAACCTAAACCTCGTGGCTCTTTACCTAAAACTAAAGCTCCCACCGACATCAAGTTAAACCTGAAAGAGAAACTTGATACGTCTGAGGCAAAAAGAACTGCTACTACTGTTCGATCTTTAACTGCTCAACAAGCTATTATTGAGGCTTTTCAGAGCGTACAGAATATATCAAAAGAAGAGGCAACTAAACAAGCTGCTGAGTTTGTGCAGTTTCAAAGCCAACGTTTGAAGGAATTCAAGAACACTGTCAAACAGATTTCCAGGCAAACTGGTATTGAATATCAAGGTGGTCACAACATATCCGCTAAATATGGCGGGTTAACTACTGCCGCTCAAATGACTGCTGAGCCAAAAGCAATTAACATCTCTAAGCAAGCTTCGGCTGACCCAAACGTTGAGGCTTTGAGGGCTATTGATTCTCCAAAAACCTGGAGAGAGGCAGTCATTAACTATTTGGATCCGTCTGGTCTTTCCAACGCTGAGTTGCACAGCCCCAAAGGAGTAGCCTCACAATTTGATTTAACACAACAAGAGCGTCTTCAAATTTTACAAGCACCAACTGAAGAGGAAGCTAGCCGTATAAGAGAACAGATTGATGTAGGTAAAGCAACCAGTAAAGGCGGTGCAATTAACTTCACCCCTAACCGTGCTAAACTTACTGCGCTTGCTGGTGCAGGTATTGCCGCTTTGGGTCCACTTGGCACAGCTGCTAGTGCTGCAGAGACTGCTGGGAGGGTGCAACTTGCGACACAAACTAAAGACCTTTTAAACTATGCACAAGCAGGTATCTCTGCTGTATCAGCGGCAGCAGATGTAGCTTCGTATGTTCCGGTAGTAGCTCCTGTTGGAGAAGCTGTCTCAACAACTGCTGATGTAATTAATGTCGGCATTGACGCAGCACGGTCTAAGCAAGGGAAACAAGCCATTAAGAAAGTTTTAAAGGATCCCATGAATGAACTAGAGTATTGGTCGAAAAAGGGACTTAAGCTTATTGGTGGTGCTGTACGTTTTTGGTAACACCCCTTTTAAATCGCCCTCAAAGGCCCTCTAAACACCCCTCCGGTACATCCTATCCTAAATGCCAGTAAAACGTCGTACAGAAGCTCCTGGAAGCCTCTCCGTGCTTGATTCACTTCAGCAAGACTTTAAACTTTTTCTACAAGCACTTTGGGGACAATTAGACCTGCCCTCTCCTACCCGTGCTCAATACGCTATTGCCGACTACCTCCAACACGGTCCAAAGCGTCTTCAAATCCAAGCCTTTCGTGGTGTAGGTAAGTCTTGGATTACTGGGGCTTTTGTTCTTTGGACTCTTTTCAATGATCCAGAAAAGAAGATCATGATTATCTCCGCCTCTAAAGAGCGAGCTGATAACATGTCCATCTTCCTACAAAAGCTGATCATTGAGACCCCGTGGCTAGCTCACCTACGTCCTAAGTCGGATGATGCTCGGTGGTCTCGTATCAGCTTTGATGTTCATTGTTCTCCTCACCAAGCCCCGTCCGTTAAGTCGGTGGGTATTACAGGTCAGTTGACTGGTTCACGTGCTGACCTTATGATTCTAGACGACATTGAAGTTCCTGGTAACTCGATGACTGAGATGATGAGGGAGAAACTACTTCAGTTGTGTACTGAAGCTGAATCTATCCTTACACCAAAGAAAGATAGTCGGATTATGTACCTTGGTACTCCACAGACTACCTTTACCATTTACCGTAAGCTTGCTGAACGCAACTACAGACCGTTTGTGTGGCCTGCCAGGGTACCACGTAAACTCTCTAATTACGAAGGTCTTTTGGCTCCTCAACTACAAGAGGACATTGATAAAGGTGCTGAACCGTGGGCTGTAACGGATCCAGACCGCTTCCAAGACGAAGATTTGTTGGAACGTGAAGCTGCTATGGGTAGAAGCAACTTCATGCTTCAGTTCATGCTTGATACCTCCCTTAGTGATGCTGAGAAGTTCCCCCTTAAATTTAGTGACCTTATTGTTACTTCCGTTAACCCTACTTCTGCTCCCGATGCAGTCGTTTGGTGTTCCGACCCCCGAAACGTCCTTAAAGACTTGCCAACAGTTGGTCTACCTGGAGATTATTTCTACTCTCCAATGGTTCTCCAAGGAGACTGGGGACCTTACTCCGAAACAATCTGCAGCGTTGATCCGTCGGGCCGAGGAACAGATGAAACAGCAGCAGTGTACATAAGTCAACGTAATGGATTTCTCTACGTTCACGAAGTACGAGCGTACCGCGATGGTTATAGCGACAATACACTTCTTGACATCCTTCGTGGGTGTAAGCGTTACAACGCTACAAAGCTTCTTATCGAAACCAACTTTGGAGACGGTATCGTCGCAGAACTCTTTAAGAAACACTTGCAGCAAACAAAACAGTCTATAGATGTTGAAGAAGTACGGGCTAATGTACGTAAAGAGGACCGTATCATTGATGCCTTAGAACCTGTTATGAACCAACATCGACTCATCTTGGATAGGTCGGTGGTAGAGTGGGACTATAACTCTAACAAAGACGAAGCTCCAGAGAAACGACTCCTTTACATGCTCTTTTACCAAATGAGTCGTATGTGTCGTGAAAAGTTTGCCATTAAACACGATGACAGATTGGATGCCTTGGCACAAGGAGTTAAATACTTCACAGATGCCATGGGTATCTCGGCAATGTAAACGGTAAAACAACGTAAGATGGAGGAGTGGAATGACATGATACAAGCCTTTATTGATGACCCCCAAAGTGAGACAAATCATCTGGTTTTGGGGATGACAATGGACCAAAAAAGACGAGCAAGAGGAATGTCCAAAAACGCAGTCCCTCACTGGGTTTCTCTTTAACCCCCTCCCTAAAGGGGGAAGGGAAGGGTGGACCCGACCCCTCAAAGGGGAGAGACATGCCTTACTTCGTAAGACAATCTCTCCCCCTTTACTAATGAACAGTGAGGGAACAAAGACTCCAAAAGACAAACATCCTCCCTCTTAGTTCATTCATCTACTACAACTCCCCTACTACCGTGAATCTAGTGAATCTAGTGAGCACTGATTGAAAGGTAGCGAAGCACGAGCGAAGCGAGTCTTGTCAATCCCACCACTACTGATACTACTTATACTACTGTAGGGTAGTAGGTATGAGATCCTTTTGTAACCACCACCACCTAACCACCTTAACACCCATGACCCACTCCTGTTCTCTTGTACACATTACACCTGATGCTGAGCAACTGATTACTTACATGGCTAGGGTATCTAATCCATCTAACCAAGCTAACACTGAGACCAGTGGTAAGCTTATTAGGTACCTTATTGATCATAAGCATTGGTCTCCGTTTGAGATGGTGTCTATGTGTGTAGAGATCAACACCACTAGGTCTATTGCTGCACAGATCCTCAGGCATCGTAGCTTTAGTTTTCAAGAGTTCA